TTTCACAGCCGAAGCCGCCGCGGGTCAGTGGACCCCCGCGTTCGTACCCACACGTAGTGAGCGTTTGCCCCGAAGGGTAGCCAACATTGACTAGGCAAGCTCCGCGAGCATGCCCAGCTTCCGTCCCACACCCGCGAACGCCTGATAGGCTTGTCCTGCATTGGCGACGACGTCCGCAATATCCATAGCACCGTGGCCCATGCTAGCGGCACGTCGAGACAGCGTGTCCCACATAGAATCTGAAGACGCAGGGTGATGTCTGTGCGAAGAACTGGCGGGATTGTCCAAGTCGAACCTAACTCGCCATTCAGTACAAATGAGCAACTCAAGTGTCGCACCCCCTGGGTTGTAAATGAGTATGGGAGCAAAACCTAACGGTTCAGGCTGGCCTTCTGTGTAAGTAACCGCGCCATCCCCGGTGTCTCGCATCTGCTTGAAGTCAGAAAGTTCCGACATGTTTAGTGGGTAAGAATTGACGTGGAGACCACGCAGAGCAACCTTACCAGCACTGCACAAACGAGGAGCCTGAAAATTGACAAACTTGTTAAAGTAAGAGTCGAAAGTCTCAGTCCTCGCAGCAAGCTGAGCTTGTGTGCTCATGACCCCTGCGTAAATGATGCCTGCGGCACCACTAATGGCAGTCGGGCACATGATCTGGACGCTGACTGCCGAAGGCACTGCCGTCATCGCACCACCGAACATCCCAGAAGGGTAGGCGTGCAGATAGGCATTGCTCGCGGCATTTATAGCGGAGCCAGGCGCCACGCTCTCCATACAACATATTGGTGACCAGTGTGAGAAAGAACTTGAGGCAACGAGTGGGTCTGCAAATGAGCCCACAAGGAAACAAGTCGCTGTGCTGCCAACGCGTTTGCACGTGCGCACAGTCGTGTACGCACCCGTCGCGCGCGGCAGCGCAAGATGGCTAGGTGAAAATGCGTCCCAACACGAGCGCAGCGAATTGATCGAACCAAACGCGTAGCGAGGGGCCGCACCAGTGCCTTGAGCCAAAACTTTGTCCGCACGAGAGCGCGAGGCACCTCCAGCACGGGCCTGTTTCTTGCCGCTTTTCTTTTTGCGTGGCTGTTGCTGGGTAGGAGCACGGCGCGCATTGCGACCACTTCCACCAGAGCGAACAACCACCTGCTGTTGCTGTCCCGCCATTGTGTGGCGGTGTCGTTTCCAACACCTGCGACGGCAATATTGCCGCTAAACCTAAAACACCCCAGTGTGGCCGTCTCTCAAGACACAGTCAAAGGCCGCAAACTCCTTGGGAACCATGAGAGAGAAACGAATTATAACGTATATGCCGTCAGGCTGAATTCTTCACGAAGATTAACACGAAGTGGTGTTTAGTGTGGTGTGGCACACAACGCGAGTTAACCAGGGCCGTTACCCCCCGGTGACCATTTTGTCGTACAGGTCGGGATTAATACCCTTTTGCACCGCAGCTGGCTAGGCCACGACGCATGATCCACGGCGCCGGCAAGAAAGAGCGGAGACCCCCGCGCCCAAGCCGACACCGCTTCGACAGCCAAACCTGCACGAAACCGCCCTTTACATGACACCCCCTAAATGTCACAACCTGCGCGATCAGGATAAAGCGGCGCCCTCACCGTTAGCACGCTACAGCATTACCAGGCTCTTCACCACCCCAGACAGTGGCTAATGAGGCATTAGGCAGACTAACACGGACTGTCGTTTACTTATCGTGCCCCACGCGAGTTAGCAGGCGAACCCACAAAAGCGTAACCCCGCGTAGTACCAACAAAATGCTGGCTTCGTCAGTCAGAGCATTTGCCATGCTCCCCGGAGGCCCTGCGGCCATGGGTTTCCCCTCCGGTGTCCTTCTATTACACGTATAGGATGCACTAACGTGCTCCTCGTGAGGACATGCAATCAAAAACGCTGGTACGTCAAGCCAGCCATGCGGCAGGGAGATAGACGCGGAGATCATCCCCGTTACTCCCTAAAGTAGAAATGCCGCATGCAAGGGACCACTCAAGATCGGAACACTCGCCAGCTGCGAGAGCGGCGTACTCCCTCCAGACATCAGCGATGAGGCCTGGAGCAGGGCAAGGCACAATGCCTTTGAAGTGGCGGCGAACATCCTCGTCACTGATTGGTTCACCAGACACTCGAAAATGAGCATCGCGCAACACGCTCATGCCGGCGTGAAGCGCTTTGTCATCAACGAGCTCTGCTGGTTTAACATCAGCAGCGAGAGCACTCCAAAAAGCATGAAGTGGCTCAATGAAGCGGAATTGCTCTGCCATGACGCACGCGTTGACATACTCAACGTGTGGCCGTACTTCTTCAGGCACTGTGGTGGTCGTGTATGCTTTCGTCTTGAGGCAACGTTTGATCTCAGGAGAGATCACCGCAACGTCACCGTCGAAAGCAAGGGTGCCGTCCTCCGACACGAGGCCTTGATACCCCACAAACGTGACCACATTCTTCTGCCCAACCGGGAAGAACTTCACTTTCATGTACCACCCTCGGCGTGCGAAAAACGCGAGGTAATGGTCGAGGGTAAAAGTCTGAGTTGTGCGTAAAATCATGTCGTCTCCTTCCAAGCCAACGCCAAGAGAATGGAGGCGGCTGTCCGCAGCGGCCTTGTACTTTGTTACCCCCCCGTGGTTCTTGACAAATTTCTCAATGAAGACTGCATAGTCAGTTGGATGTATGAAATATTCAATCTGAGTAATCAACAACTGGAAGAAATTCCCGCTAGACGTCAGACGGTCACCGGATTCTCGCATACACGAACCGAGGGCGAGTTTGAAGGTACACTTCTCGCCGCTTTCGTCCGTGTAGCGCATGACCCAGGTCACATCTTGCGTCCGTTCGTCAAAGACCCTGTCGACAAAGTGTTTGTCAAGCTCAGCTTCATACCCGAGATGGGAAGCAACGTGGCGGATGATAGCAAGCTCGGCGGCTTTCAGCCTTTCGTGAATGCCAAATTCGAACGCTTTTCCGTCACTTTCCATCCAAGCAGAGGAAGCTGCTTTATCACCGTGCCGCATGAGCCCGAGGTCTTTGAAGATCCTCGTGACCGCGGTGGCCTTGGAGCAGTGTTTGATCGATGCCCGGTGGAAGACACCGTACATGACTTTCTCAAACACATGTGCAACTTTGGCCATGCCATATTGCCTGAACTCGCCGTGGTTCGCGACCGGCCGTGGGTTGGGTTTGCCAGTGACCTCTGCCTTAATGAAAGCGTCAGTGTGGCCAATACCAATCTTCGGCGGATCTTGCGCGCGCATCTCAATGTCAACGCGGCGCTCTTCTGCCATCTTCTTCGGAAGGTGGTCGCGGGTGCTTGTGAAGTCACCTGCAGCCTGGCGGCAACGAGCGCGCGTAAAAACTTTATCCTTGAACGCGTTTATCACGGCTTCTGTGTTGTTCTTCTCGGCGTCAGAGGCAGTGTCCTCACCGATCTGGTAAGACACACTCTTGTGTTCCCACTTGGTGGCGTCCCTGCGCAGGGTAAGCGCGGCGCACAAATTGCGCGGGTCGTTTGCGAAAAGTCTCTGCTTGTCTTCTGCCATCGAAGGGAAACGCTGGTGCGCAACGCGCAATCCAGCCTGATATTCTCCATCGTCAGTAAGAGGCACCGTCGTTGACGCAGACTCAACGAGCGGTATCTGACTGGTGGTCGAAGTGCCCTCTGGGAGGGCTGCATGCGAGATTTCGGAAACGAGCGGAGAGCCCGCGCGGGCCTCCGTCAGTTCAGCATCAAGGGCTGCCTGGTCCGCGATGGGTTCACTTGGCAGAGCAGGCTGGGTTGGCCCCTCAGTTTTGCGAACTTTCTGCTTCACAGGTATCGCGACGGGTTCGACCGTACACGTTCTCCAAGCCTTCGTCCTGCCCGTGTCCGTCCCGCAGAACACGTACGAGCACACTTGGAGAAGGTTTGGGGCCCTGATGTTGACCTCCGTATGGACCGCCCACACACCCACAGTGCGGACGGCCCGGGCAAGGTGGCTGTTCTTGTCGTAGTGGTACTTCGCATTATGCGTGAGTTGGAGCTCAGCATTCTGCCCTTTAGTGCCATAGGCGACATGAGCCTGTGCGAGGCCTTCGAGGACTGAGATCTGCGCAATGAAGTCCGCGGGGAGCACGATGCGTACGGTGCGGTACGGTGAATCTAGTCCGACACTGAATGCCGTATCACAGAAACCCCCGTCCTTCGCCGCTCGTGTAAGCGCCGCCAATGCGCCGCTGTAGCATCTCCCGCACGTTTTCGGCGCGTTCAACCAACACTCCTTGAAGAGATCACCCTCCTCGCCATGCGGTACGGACAAAGCCTCAAATTCCTCGCGATAACACTCGAGGCAGATGGGCGCGACGTCTCGTCCGAACACGCTTGCCATTGCTGGCTCCGCCATTGCTGGCGGCGGGCTGTAGCACTGCTGAGTCACAGTATGAGGAGCCCAATCCTCTATCACTTTGGTTGTTCAAGGCCGCAAACACCTTGAGC